CCGCACCGTCTCGCCGTCCACCGAACAGGACCACGTGACGTGCCATATCCCCACCGCTGTTGGCGTGAACGCGATCCGATACGTGCCGCTCACGTTCTCGGTCACGGTCGGGCTGGCGGTCGTCGCAGGCGTGCTGACGAGGTAGGCGGACTTGGTGAAGTCGGCGTTGACCTTGCCTGTCTCCGCCGCACCCAGGCTGTCGAGCAGGGTGAAGGGAATACTCAGGCTCGTGTTGACGACGGCGGTGAGGCTCATGTGATCGTTCCCCCAGACGCAATGATGTACCAACGATTACCGCCGTTTGCTTGCAGTGTGAGGTATGCAAAATCGCTATCAAGTGACTTACTCGTTGCGCCTTCGATGTTGTCTGAACCATACGGTGCAACGGTGATTGCGTTGCTTGCGTCGTCACGTTTGATTGTCACGGTGCGACGTGTCGCTGCCGAGGGAAGCGTGATAGTGGTCCCCGACCCACTTGCAATAAGCATCGTGTACCCTTGGTTCGGGTATGTCGTGCTTGTGCTTGAACTGGTCACACCGTTGCGGTCGGTCGCATTCCGTTCAATGCGTGTTCCGACATTTGCGCCACTAAAGGGATCGTTCGCGCCATAACCCATGCACACATTTCCAACAATCACCCCGGTCGCACCAACTCCTTCAACGGCCTTGGTTTGCTTCCCGGAGAGAAACGGAATGACATTGCTGCTGACGCGGGCGTTTGTTGCCCCCGCATCACCAACCCCGGCGTACGTCCCACCCCCTTGCCCGTTATCGTGAATGTGACACCCGTGGACATTGGGGGCATCAATCCCCGATGCGAAAACCACGCCGTATTCGTC